TCAACCACATGGGCCACGATGTTCTGGACGAGATAGAAGTTTCCCTCAGAGACCCAGCCGAAATCGCGGCGTTCAAGGATGACGTGCAGGTGAAGCACGCTTTCCTCCTCTCACAGAATCCGGTGGGCGCCAAGATCGTCCAGCTTCGCCTTCAGGGCAAAACGACCTCCGAAATCGCGGTCATCATGGGGTTGTCGTCCACGCGGACCTCTGACATCTTCCAGAAGTCCATGCGTCTCCTGGCGGCCGAGTTTGGCTTCACCTACACCCCGGCAACCGCCGGCCGTCGCCCGCTGGCAGTCGAGGCGGTGGCCCATGTGTAATTACAATTTCCCCGGCGGTCCCAGACGGAAGCGATGGATTCGCCGCTCCATGCTCAGGGTGTGGCCCTGGTGCTGCTGGTGTGGCAAGAAACTGGACGAGGCATCGGCAACCATTGAGCACATTATCCCCCACGGCTGCGGCGGCGGCCACGAACGCGAGAATCTGACGTTGGCCTGTGAGCCGTGCAATAGTCACCGCGGAATGGGTGACAGAGTGCAGGTCGCCTGACGTTTCGGGCCTTCGGGTCATTCAGGCCTTGACAGTCGCTTTAGGATAGAAGTGGCCATGAATGATTCGACGATAGAACGTGTCCTGCTGTGGATGGTCAGCGGCCTTTCGGGCGCCGACCTGGAGACCGCTTGCGTTGCCAAACTGGACGTGGACCCGTCGCTGGTGAAGGATGTCCTCGCCGAGGCGCGGAAGCGCCTCACCCTGGCGGCGGAGTACAACCGGGATGAATTGCTCGGTACGGCGCTGACGCGGTTGAACGACCTGTATAGCCGGTGCATCCGCGCCGGTGCCGACGGCAATGGGCCGAACCTCGCCAAAGCCCTTGACGTTCAACGGGAAATCAACCGCCTTGTCGGTCTCTACCGGCAGACCTCACTGCTTCCCGGCCAGGGCACAGAAGGCGGCGGCGAGGCGTCGGATGAGTTACGGGCCATCGGGGAGCATCTGCTTCCCCTTGGTCTGGCGGACGAGAATCATCCGCTCCGCGAACACGCGCGGCTGGCGGCGCAGTGCATCCGTGAACATCAAACGAGACCATAGGTTCAGGAGATGACAGTGAAAATCTATACCCTCGGTTACTCAGGCTGGAACGTCAAGGCCATCAAGACGTTCCTGGAATCCGTTAACGGCGTGGCCGTTGACGTTCGCATGAAGCCCCGTTCGCGGATCGCCGCTTTCAATGGGATCGCGTTCTCCCGCCTCTTGGGGGATCGGTACTACTGGCTCTCAGACTTCGGCAATGTCAACTACAAGAACGGCGGGCCGATTGCGATTGCCGACTTCGACAAGGGCGTCGAGCGGTTGGGGCCGCTGAGAACCGCTGGCCGGGCCGTTGTCCTTATGTGCGGCTGTACGGACGTCAACGTCTGTCACCGCAAGGTTCTGGCCGAGCGGCTGGCCCAGCGATTGGGCGCGGAAGTGGAGCATGTGGTCCCGCCCCATACAGGCAAGCTGCCCAAGACGGCGAAGCCCGCCCTGGCGGGCCCGCCGACGCTGTTTTGATGTTCGCGCCGCCGGTGTTTGGGCACACGAACCCACCAGGTTCGAGGTCCTGGCTCATGGCCAGGGCGGCGCTGTGAAGGAAATTTAGAATGTTCATCGGTTCGATCAACAGGTACATGCGGTGCGTGTTGGAGTCGGCGGCGAGCCAGTGGCGCGGCCAGGACATCTACGTCGCTTGCAGCGGCAATTTCACGGTCGAGCGGATTCTGTCGCGCTGCGGCGTTGGCCGGATTTTCAGCAATGACGTGTCGATTTACTCTTGCGCCCTCGGCTGGCATCTGACGAATAACCCCCGTCAATTCGCAATCAAGGCGCAGGAGTTCAACTGGTTGGAACCCTACACCACACCCGGCCCCGCCCTGGTCGCCACGCTGCTGCTGGTGGGCGAGATGTTGAAGGTCAGCGGGGACAACCCCTACGGCAAGCGGATGACGGGCGAGTATCGGCGGCGCTGGCGGGAACTACACGCCAAAACCGTCGAGCGAGTCACGAAGGCCACGGCCAATTTGCATATCGCGGAGTATTTCGCGGGCGACTGCCGTGAGTTCCTGGCGAAAGCCGACCGGAACGCCGTGTGTATCAGCTTCCCGCCCACTTACGAGGGCGGGTATGAGCGGCTGTTCAAGAAACTCGACGCGATCTTCGATTGGCCCAGGCCCAGCTACCAGGTATTCAGCCCTGAAGATTTCGACCAGTTCAGCCAGACCGTGAGGAGCTTCCGGCACTGGATGGTTTCCAGCGACGCCGAGCAGCCCGCCCTTGCCGCCCGGCACGTCGCCACGGTCCAGACCAGCCTACGGTCCAAGCCGGTGTTCATGTACTGCGACCAGGGCGCCCCCAAGCTGGCGCTGGCCCACCAGGAGCTTGCCCGCAACCCGTGGGCGCCTCTGACGGAGGAAGTGGTCGAACCGGTCCAGGTCGTTCGCATGGACGGCAAAGTGTTGAACGCGATCCGCAGCGTGTATCTCAATCCCCACATCATGCCCGCCATGCCGCAGCGCTGTTATGCGGTCCTGTCGGCGGGCAAGCTGGTCGGCGCCTTCGGCGTCAGTTGGGGACGCGGGTATCTGCCGTGCGACGTGTATCTCATGTGCGACTTCGCCGTCAGGCCCAGCCCGCACAAACGGCTGTCGAAATTGATCCTGGCGGCGCTGCTGTCCAAAGCCGTGCAAATCGACCTGGAACAAGCCACTTGCTCCCGCGTGAAGGTGATCGGCACGACGGCCTTCACCGACAAGCCGGTGAGCATGAAGTACCGGGGGCTCTTTGAGGTCCACAATCGCGGCGAGGGATACATCAACTACATGGGGCAAGCCGGCCGTTGGAGCTTGCAGGAAGGATTTGACTGGTGGAAGGCGAACCACTCGACAAAGTAAACGACCAGCTTGCGGCGACCTCCGTGCGGATCGCAATGGTCCCCATCGGCCAGTGCGACCTGCTGGAAAAGAATGCTCGCTTCATGCGGGCTGAGCAATACCAGCGGCTTGTGTCGAACGTCAAACGCGACGGCTGCCTGACCAGCGTGCCTTTTGCCGTCAAGAACGGCGAGCGGTTCCTGATTCTCTCTGGCAATCACCGGGTCCAGGCGGCGAAGGACGCGAAGCTGTCGGAAATCCTTGTCCTCTACTCCGCCCGCGAGCTTTCACCCGCCCAACAGCGGGCAATCCAGCTTTCGCACAACGCGATTGCGGGTCAAGACGACCTGGCGATCCTGCGCGAGCTTTACGACGAAATCAATGACGTGGCCTTGAAGGAGTATTCCGGCCTGGACGACGTGGTGCTTGGCCGGATGAACCCGCCCCAACTTGATCCGCTGTCCGAGACCGCCCTGGAATACCGCGTCGTCACCATCGCTTTCCTTCCGCCCGAAGTCGATCGCGCGGAGGCGCTGCTTGCGAAGGTTCTCCAATCCGCCGCCGGCGGAATGAGCGAAGGAACCTGGGTCAACCGGTTCGCCGAGTATGACCGGCTGCTGGACGCATTGACCGCCGCCCGCGCGAAGGCGGGCGTCAAGAACACGGCCACGGCCTTCGGCCTGCTGCTGGACATCGTGGAGAAGCACCTGGACGAATTGCCCCAGGCCAAGAAGAAGGCACGAGGCAATAGGCACGAGGCCCATACGGGCGTCGAAGACTCCGCAAAAGGCGAAGAAACGGCAAAGACAAATGGCTGATAAACCCACACAGAGCTACGCCCAGAAGCGGGAGCGGGAACGCGCCCGCAGCGCCGAGATTACACTGGCCGGGCAGGACATCGCGCCGTGCCCGCCCGTGAAGAACCCCACGGCCCGCGCGGAGGCGGATTGTTCCTTCCGGCGTTTCTGCGAGCGGTACTATCCGCACCTGTTCACGCTGGCCTGGAGCGACGACCACCTGCGCGTCATCGCAAAGATCGAGCGCGTCGTGCGTTTCCATGAGATGCTTGCCGTGGCCATGCCTCGCGGGTCCGGCAAAACCACGCTCTGCCAGATCGCCGTGATATGGGCGATTCTCTCGGGCCGTCACCAATTCGTCGTGCTGGTGGCCGCGACCGAGGACGACGCCTTGAATCTGCTGGCGAACATCAAGAAGCACCTGGCCAGCAATCCGCGCCTCTTGGACGACTACCCGGAGGCCATCTACCCGATCCGCAAGCTGGAAGGCGAGACGCGGCGGTGTGTCGGCCAGCGGTATTACGGCGCTCCCACTCAAATCGGCTGGTCGAATACCGAGATCGTCATGCCCACGATCCCCGGCAGCAAATGTTCAGGTTCGATCATCCGCGTGTCGGGTATCACCGGCAAGATTCGCGGCGCCCTTTACGTCCGCAGCGACGGCAACCAGGTTCGCCCGTCGCTGGTGATACTGGACGATCCGCAGACGGATGAATCCGCGCGGTCGCCGTTCCAGACGCGGGACCGGTTCGAGATCATCAACGGCGCGATTCGCGGCCTTGCCGGGCCGACGCAGCGCACGGCCGTCATTATCCCATGCACCGTGATCCGGGCGGGCGACCTGGCGGACAAGCTCCTGGACCGGCAGACGAATCCCCACTGGCACGGCGAGCGGACGAAGATGGTCTACCAGTTCCCCGGCAACGCGAAGCTGTGGGCCGACTACGCGAAGATCCGCCAGGAGTCCCTGCGCGCCGACGGCGACGGGCGCGAGGCGACGGAGTTCTACCGCGCCCACCGCGAGGATATGGACAGCGGCGCGGTGGTATCCTGGCCCCAGCGGTTCGATCCCGACGAAATCAGCGCCATCCAGCACGCCATGAACCTGCGGTTCACGAACGAGCAGAGCTTCTTCGCCGAGTACCAGAATGAGCCGATGGCGTCGGAGCTTGCCGAGGAAGAGCAGTTGACGGCAACGCAGGTGGCCGAGCGGACCAACGGGCGAAAACGCGGCGAGATCCCGACGCGGGCGGCTCACCTGACGGCGTTCATTGACGTCCATGACAAGCTGCTGTACTACATGGTGGCCGCGTGGGAACCCGACTTCACCGGCTACGTCGTTGATTACGGCGTCCATCCTGACCAGCACCGCGGGTATTTCAGTCTGCGCGACGCCAGGGCTACGCTGGGGCGGCTGCATCCGGGGATGGGACGCGAGGCGGCAATCCAGGCGGGCCTCAAAACCCTCACCGATACTCTCATGGCCCGCGAGTGGAGCAAGGACGACGGAACCATCATGCAGATCGGGCGCGGCCTGGTGGACAGCGGGTACGTGCCGGAGATGATCTACTCGGTTATCCGGCGCAGTGGGCGGATGTCCACGATCATGCCGTCCAAGGGAATCGGCATCGGGCCGGACGGTAAGCCCTTTTCCAATTACATCCGCAAGGCGGGCGAGCAGTACGGCTTTCACTGGCGGATACCGTCCACGCGGGGAACCCGCGAGCTTCCGACGGTGAGCATCGATACGAACTTCTGGAAGACCTTTGTTACCGACCGCCTCGCCACGGGCATGGGCGACGGCGGAAGCCTGAGCCTCTACGGAGCCCCGGGACAGGATCACCAGCTTCTTTCGGAGCATCTAACCAGCGAATATCGAATCCGCACCCAGGGCCGCAATCGCGTCGTGGACGTGTGGAAGGGCCGCGTCAATGTGGTGGACAATCACTGGTTCGATTGCCTGGTCGGTTGTGCCGTCGGCGCGTCGATGCTCGGATGCAATCTGCCGGGCGTGGAGCTTGTCACCGGCAAGAAGCGTCAGCAGGTCGGCTCGCGCAGAAGATTATCAGATATGCAGAGGAGAATCGCATGACCGAGAAGACCGAAAAAGAACCGATCCGCCTGAGCGACTTGCAGAACAGGGACGGCAAGGGTTTGACGTGTGGCAAGTGTGGCTGCCGGGATTTCCGAACGCCTCACACGCGGCGCATGCGTGACGGAATCATGCGAGAGCGGGCCTGCCGGCACTGCGGCAAGGTCATTTTGACCAAGGAAAAGCTATGGGCGGTGCCCGCGGCGCGGTGAACCCATGCGGGTGTCGCGGACTACACATGGCGTATACGCCACATTCCGTTTGTCGCGGATGATTGACAGTTGATCGAACGTAATTTGGCCGTAAATTAGAATAAGCGGGCAAGAGAGTTTCCAGAAAAGCCCGCCGCAAAAACTGAATAACACCCAAAGGAACGGTAGGCATACCGGATTCTTCGGAGACGAAGGAACTAGGCCCGTTGAGTTGCGCAACGACTCGGCGGGCCTATTTCTTTTGGGTGATTGGGAGCGAGCGATGGCGGAAGGCGATTTG